AACCAATAGTATCTTTAATATTTTTATCAAATGTAATTGTTTTAAACTCTCTAGGAACTTTTTTAATATCCACAGTTCTTCTTTTAAGAAATGATAAATTTATATCAATACAATTTGCTAATATATTTTGTATATCTCCCAATATTATTTGAAAATCATATCTTTCACAATTATCAAAACGAACTTCGGATGGTTTTCCGTATGTACCATCACCCAATGTATAATATTTGTTTTCTAAATAATATTTAACGGATGTTTTAAAATCTGAAAACATTTTTGTTCTTAAATCTGCAAATTTTCCTAATCCAAAATCTTTTTTAAGTATTGCAAAAAAATCTTTACCAAATCTTGTTTCCAATGCTGTATCTATTTTTTCAAGATATTGAGTTTCATATAAATCCAAAGAATTTAATATTTCTTTTTTGTAAAAAACAAAATCTTTTGTTAATTTATTTACATCATTAAATTCTTTATTATTTTTTTCATTTATATTTTCAAACTTTGTCTTAAGTGGTAATATTCTAATTTCTTCTCTTGATGGTGATATTTCGTGAATCCAAACTCTTTCCAATTCATTATCACTACCAACTCTATTACGAACAAAATTTATGTTTAATTTAAGTATACCATTTGTAAATCCTAAATCGTTTAATAATTTTTCAGCATTTATTACCAACTCTTTTTGACCTTGTGTATTTGTAATATTATACATATATTCTGCAATATTTTGCGATTTTATGTATGCAACATTTTTACCGGATTTTTGTGGCAATAGATTATTGTTAATATCATAAACAGCAACTTCCATAACATCGTATTTACATTCGCTGAAATAACTTTCTTCTATTTCATTTTTTGTGACAATAAAAAAATCTTCAGCTTGTAAAAACTGTCCTTCGTTTGTGTTTTTTAAATTTACATCTTCAAAATTTGTATATTTCTTAATACTCATAATTTATTAGTATGATTTTGGATGCATTATACCAATTTGCATTTTATATTCTTTACTTTGTTCGCTACCATCTGATAATCTTTTAACAACTATCTTCATTGTACCTTGTATGAATTTACTATTATCTCTCTTACCATATCTACATCCACCCGGTGTAATTGTTAAAGGTAATTTATCATTTTGACCTGCTGCTATTGTAAAATTCGTTTTAGGTAAACTAAACCATTTCTGTCCTTCACCAAATTGTGTAGTTATTGCAATCTGAACATCTTTGGTATCATTATTTGTTATATCAATTGTGTTACCTGCAATCCATTTATTTGCACTATCTTTATTATTAATTCTTGCATCAAAATCAGGGAACTCTTCTTTTTCTTTTTTAGGATTGACTTTTATAGCAACAACATTGTTAACAACATCTGCACCACTTGCTAATGCTACATTTGCAGTTGATTGTTGAATTGCCTGTTGTTGTTGAACTGCTCCTAATTGAGATTGTAAACCTTCAATGATTGAATTTAATGAATCAATTTGTTTTATTAATGCATTAATTTGTGCTTTAAATCCTGTATTCTGTGATTGTAAAGCTGCTCTCAATATGGATTCATCAACCGATTTTTGTAATGATGTTGCAATTTGATTTGAAAAATCATCTATTGTTTTATTAATAGTATCTAATTGATTTACTAATGCATCATTTGTTTGCTCAATGTTCAATCTGTTATTTATTTCAGTTTGAACTTGTGCTTGTAAATTTGTTATAGTTCCATTTAATTCTTCTACATCATTTGTAAGTTTTTCAACTTTTAATCGTAAATCTTCATTATCCACAACCACAGCATCGTATAATGGTTTTGGAACTAAATCTTTTACTTGCTTCGGAATATTTGGTTTTAATTCTTTTAATTCTACATCTATTGATTTTACAATCCTTTCTTCATCTAACTTTGGTTTATTTAATCTTTTAAATATTAAAGATGATGCTGGGTTGGATTCATCTACAATATTAACATTGTATTCTGTTTTAGAAATGGCAGCTGATCCTGATACTTTTAGAATATCATCCAATCGTTTATCCTTTTCTTCTTGCAATCTTAATGCTATAGCTTCTAAATTTGTCATTATATAACATCAAATATTAATTTGTCATCAATTATTTTCGAAACACCTTCTACTACAACTTTTAATTTTAATCTATAACTTCTGTTTATAGGGTATGCCGCTGTATCTAAATAAAAATAATTAGATTTAGAATCACAACTTAATTTTGAATATTCACCAAATGGAACAATTATTTCATTTGTTTTATAATCTTCTATTTGATAATAAGATGATGTTGGTAAATATTTTGATTGGTCATATTCAAATGTTGTTCCAAAAGATTTTATTGGATACAAATCTCTTCCTTTAACTCTTACTTTTGTTTTTGTATTTTGAAAATATTCTTTTTGTAAATTTGTTACAACTACTTTTGAATTTTCTAACGCATCTGAAGAATTTGAGCCGGTTATTGGTGATAAACTTCCTACCGAAAATACACTATCATCCCAAACCAATTCTAATTTTGGTTCATATATTGTATTAGTTTCTTTTGAGAAAAATTTAAGAATACCATAATCTAAATTATTTCCATATTCATTTTGTAAACTATGATGAACAATAAATCCATTATTTGGTAAAGAACCACTCACCCACAAATGAATAATATTTGTTACATCCATTCTAACATCATCAGGTTCATAGTTAAATGATTGTGATGCAGAACCTGATAAATACCAAGTGCCACCTTCTGCGTTTGCAGAACCTGTAGTTCCTGCTATATAATATGCGGTTCCGCCTGCTGCGTTTTCTTGCCATTTATTATCACCATCTCTATATTTCCAACTAATACCATCCGTTGTAATATTATCAAATTTTGTGCCTGTTCCCATTGTCCAACTTTGAGAAACGGCATTTGCATAAATTGTGTATTCTAATGGTATTTCTTCGGAATTTGCAGAACGTAGAACCAAATATGTTTTCCAACTACCAGTTCCTATCGTTTCTATTTCTGCTTTTATAGAACCTGTATCAAACTTTATCAATGCTCTAGCTATATCTTTAGTAGAACCATAGTAAAGTTTACCAACCTCTAATATCTCATCTCTACCTGCGTTTTGGTCAGGTTGTTGTAGGTAGATACTGGCATCGTATGATGATGTAAAAAATTTATGCATATTATAAAGCTCTTCCTTTTATATCTTTGTTAGGGAATTTTACTTCAAAAACACAAGGGTCTAAAGATGGATAAATTATCTTACCTTTTGTCGCCTCATCTATGTTGTATTTGTTTGGAGAATATCCTGCACCACCATCGCCACAAATGTTATAAATTTTAACAGATGGAACACTCATCACTCCTTCTATATTTGCAAGTAGTAATTCTACTTCGGAAATATTAATTGGTTTATTGAATGTCCAATTATCTATATTAAAATAATCTTGCATTTCTGCTAAACAATTTGCAAGAACTTCTCTTTTATTATAATTTGAATATGCGATTATTTCAAAATCAATTCCAATATTTACAACAAATCCGTTTATTATATTAACACCATCTGTCAATATTCTGTATTCACCTAAATATGTTTTAAGATTTTCTTTTACGGCATCATTCAAATTGGTTAATTTTTTATCAGATGTATAACCCAACACATACATATTAATTGCAAATGGATTATTTAATTCACCTACGTTTGATTTTTTTTGAGATAAGTATTTTGCTAATTCTTTTTGCGTATCTTCTTTTGATAATCCTTTAAGTGATTCTACTAAATTAGAAAATTCTTGTAAATTTTTTGGATTAGCAAGAATTGATGCAGGTGAATTATTATCAATTTCACCATCAGCGGATACATATACTTTTGCAACACTACCATATCTTTCTGGCATAGATAATGCTCTAACCATATAATCTTGTTTGGTAACTGCACGATTTTGAGAACCAAATGTTGCTATAGCGTTTTGTCTAATTTCTTCAACGGATTCAGCACCTCTTCCACCAACTGCTGGTTCTAAATTTTCAACTGCAATAGAATCTTTATTTGATTCATACAATGCTGCTTCTGCAGGTGTTAAACTTAAAATATCTTCTTCAAATTCTATTCTACTTATAGTTGTTAAATCTTCGGAATTAATATTTGATTGAACTCCACCACCAACTAAATACTTTATAGTAAGCGTTTTTCCAAATGGTGATATCCCAAATGTATTTGTTTTTAAAAAATTAGATGGGTCAATACCTTCATTTGTTCTTTTTATAGAATTTGCTAATCCTAATCCAACATTTTTTGTATTTGGTAAAATAATTTCATCTTCATATCCTGCGGAATTATTACCACTACCAAATTGTAAATCAATAGTGCTATCCGAATTAACTCTAACTGAAAATCTTCTTGGAACCTTTTGAACTTCCAAAACGTAAGGAACACTATCCGCATATTGTGATAATTCCGTATTTGCTCCCGTATTTGGTTGCTCTACAAAAATACTTTCTTGTGCTAAATATGGAACTTCATACCACTTATTTCCTTGTGAATCTACGATAGAACTTATTGATATAAT